GTCAACCTTGCTTGGGAGACGCCGTCAAAGAACAATCAACGCAAGACGCGCCACGGCACGCAAATGTTTGGGGCTGCTAACCCGATGGGCAAGAAGACCGAGTGCCTGCGCGGTCACGCATTCACGGAAGATAACACGCGGCGTGCAAACGGTCGCCGCATATGCCGAACGTGTGTGCGCGAGAGAATGAGAGAAGTGAGGGCGGCCCAACGGGCAGCATCAACATAGGAGGAGGCATGGGTGCGCAAACTTAGCGACGACGAAAAGCGGAAAGCGTTCCGCGATACGTTGCGGGCTCTGCCCGGTTATCCGTGGCTCCCATGCCCGCTATGCAAGGGGACCGGGAGTTGCGACCACATCGCGGCCGAGCGAGCGCAGGCGGCAATTCCTGGCCTCGTCCTCGACGAACCTGACGGATTCATCAACGCACATTGAGGAGGCATTCGGTGAAGCGTGAAATTGATCTGCCGGCCAAGGTGTGGGGCTACATCGACAAATGCCTGGACTCCGGCCTGTACGGTGAGAATTTAAACGAGGTCGTCCTGTCTCTCATGCGAACGGGCGGCTTTGACCAAGCTGTACGGATCGGCATCATCAAGTTTGGCAAGCGGCGAGCCGCTAAGCGATAGAGGAGGCGCTGCGGTGCGAACGAAAGACAGAGTGCGGCAGTATCGGAGCGAGCACCCGAGCGCGACTGTGCGTGAGATACAGTCGGCGCTTGGTATCTCGTCACCATCCGTCGTCCAGTATCATTTGGAAGTCGGAACCAAGGTTGATCGCATTCAGGAACTAGAGACCGCACTCAGGATGGCGCGCACGCCGTTTGCCTCGACGCTGACGCACGAGGACGCGCTGCACCGCCTGCGAGAGGTCAACCAGTTGACGTATGCCGCCATTGGTGACGGCAGAGACGACTGAGGAGCGGATGATGACTGACATCACGCCAGAGCAAGCCCAGGAAATCTGGGAGCAGCACAAGCACATTTGGAAGCCTCGGCTTGACGCCGAGGAGGAGGCTGTGCGCCGACTTGGCGATCAGATCGGATATGGACGGTTGATGCAGGCAGCCGAGACGGTGTGGCGCGCAAAGGCGATAGCGCAAGGCACCGATGGCAGTGAGCACACGACAGGGCCGTGCGCATCCATGATGGTGCCTTGCCCGCATAGAGACGACGATGCGCCCGGCCGCTATTTCGACGACAACGGCCATTGCGATTGGTGCTGCGGCGCCGGCCGAGTCACAAAGCGAGTCGCGGCAGCCATGCGCTCCGGCGCGTGATCAGAGGAGCAGCCAGTGTCAAAGCCTCTGAACGAGTTCACCGGAGTGCGCACGGCCACGCTCGAAGCGCGGATGCGCAAGCTCGAAAAGCGCTACGAGGCGATGCGCAAGGCCGTCGATGACGGCGAGGAACTTGGTGGGGGCTCTCCCTTCGAGAGCATCCATGAACAGATGGACGCCCTTGAGGCAGAGATCAACCGACGAGAAATTGAAGTGTCGTAGGACGGGCCGCCATGCTGAACGCTCCGAACGGGTCTGTGTGGGTCGCCAATCGTGCGGTGCTCCCGCACGGGATGCCGACTGGATACGACCTATATCGAGACGAGGACGGCTATTACTGGTGGCACCACGGGCCAACAGATCGAGAGGGACCGTTGCACCATGACCGTTGGTGGGTGCGGCGTGACGCGATCGAAGACGAGAAGCGGCAGACACGATGAAGGAGGCGCTGCCGTGAGCGACACCATAGAGTGTAATTTGCCATTTGATCGTCTCCCACAGTGCGCGTGCGACCCTGGACATGGGGCGCCGCCGACGCGATTGCAGATGTTGGAATGTAGGGCGCGTCGCGGCCCATGCTCTCCGATGCACGAGCCAACTGATGATGAAAAGAGAGCCATGGCAGAAATGGGCGTCGAATGGGTTGGCAGCAAGGAAAGGCAATGAGGGAGAACCTAATGCCATCCACAATGGCAGACGATGCCGGCGCTCGCGGCTCCGGGCGCACGACGGCGCAGATCAGGCGGTCGCCTGCCGGCGCGTTCATCGTGACGCCTCACTTGCACTACTCGCTGGATTTGGCGATGCGCGAGGGCCGCGCCGACATCAAGTTCGTTTCACTCGACTCCGCCAAGGCGCACGGATGGTCCCGCACGCGAGGCATACGCGGGACCGACGCGGTCATGCTCGATCACGCTTGCTGGCAGCTCATGACGCGGGCCGAGCGTGCAGAGTTTCTTGAATTGCAATCTGCCTATGAGTGGTAACGACAGAGGAGGTGCTGCGGATGGCTGAAATTAAGCGAATGCCGCCCAACGCGCGGGAGCGACTGATTGCGCTGCGGCGCGATGCCGACAAGCAGCGTGGCCGCAAACTGACCGACGCAGAAAAGTTGGCGAACCTGCGCCACGCCATGGACCGCGTTTGCTGGAATTGCGGCGCCGAAGTGGAGCCCAAGGTGCGGTGCTCGTGCGGATTGATTAATCGCTGAAGGAGCCCCTATGATCATCGAGATATTGCGCGTTTCCGATGGAGCCGTGAGGTCATATCTCGACGAGAGCCCGTGGGGGATCGACTGTGAATTCATGTGGTCAGAGGGGAATTACTCTTGCGACTGCAACCGTGCGAAATTTTTTCACAAAGGCGAGCATCATGCGACGGAGTGCGGAGACGTCGCCTATCTCGTTCGCATAACTGACGATACAGGCAAAGAGCTATACGCAGACGACGAGTGGCCAGAGGCCGAAAAGTCTCAAGCACAATAATGGAGCCCGACCGCTCAACTGCCCCGAGCGAATGTAGCCCCGGACGGTTTCCTCGTGGACTCCCCAACGGTCTGCCAGGGATCGGACGGAATAAGGTGCGTCTGTTACCGCCATGACCTAGACCTCCTGAAATCAGAATGCACATGCTGCTTTGTGTAGGCGCGGCGGCTTTTTCCCGCCTTGGCGTGGTCCTCTGCCGTCTTTCCCGGCTCGCACCACTCGCAGGACACGTCTAGATTATCGGGCTCGTTGGTCCCGCCATTTTCTAGCGCTATGACGTGTTCCAGCGTCCAGCGATCACGAGGCCCTAGCTTGCGCTTACAGATGTGGCAGACGCCGTGCCGGATCGCGAAGACCTCGGCGCGCTCCTGCGGCGTGAAGCGCTTCCGGGGCTCGTGTTGGAACGGCGATGTCATGCCGCGTGCTCCAACAGTTGCCCAGCCTGCAACCCGGTCTCGGCCTGAATGACGCTCTCAACCATGTCTGAGAGGCGGCAGAATTCGTGGTGTTCCATCTTCGCGAACGCGATGGACTTCGGCCGGAATATCACCAGCGTATCGCCGTGGAACACCGGCATGGCATAGCTTCCAGCGCCACGAATTGCGGCCTCGGCAAGCATCTTCGCGCGATCCTTGCTCATTCCAGACAGTGGGATTTGAGCGCCGACAATCCGGTGCCCGGCTTTCATTTGCAGAAAGGATCGCAGTTCCTTCCAGCTCGCGAATTGGTGATCGTGCTTTTCAGGCCAATGATGATACGCCGCTTTAATCATAGCAAAATATCGGCGTAGTTGGTCAAGGCTCCGAGGCTTTTTGCTGGGCTCAATATCGCAGTCGCAATAGGGACAGGTTTTCATTTCCACCGACTCCCCAAAACGTAGGCTTTGATTGCCGCCTCATCGCAGGACACGCCGAGGTCTCGGAGTGCGCGAACGATGTCCTCCCAGCCGAGGCCGCTGGCTGCCATCTCTCTGAGAGTCATTCCTCGCGCTCCAGATGGTTCGCAGACTGCGGAAACTCGACTTTCGCTCCGAGGTCTTTGCATCTGTCGGCAAGCCTCTGTCTGGCTGTACGAAGGCGATCAATCGCTGTGTTGAAACCCATTTCAACCCTGTGCGCCTCGGCTTCCCAATGCACGATCTGATTGGTGGCCTCGTGGATTTCGCGCTCGATGTCATCCCACGATGGGCCAGGGATGCGAACCACGTTGTCGGCAGGTAGCGGCTCGCTTCGTTGCGCGCGGGAGAGAATGCCAGGCCAGGCGCTCGGAACTTTCATGCTGTGCTCTCCAATCCCAGAGCTGCCCGTAGCGTCTCAATCGCGGTCGTCAAATTCCGCCGCCCGCCTTCCGTCCATCCCGATTTCTGGAGCTGCCTAAGAGACGTGAGCGCCATGCCCATGGCGAGCCCAGCCGAAGCCGGATCGATGCTCGCGGCTTGCGCGTGGGCCGCTTGGTAATCGCGTATAGCCATAACGACTTGTTCGCTGGCTACGTCGAGTGGAAGCGTGCCCATGTTCAGTACCTCATGCTAACGTGAGGAATTTTCCGTTGCGCAATTAGAGTTACAACTTGCCTTGCAACGTCATCGGTCAGGCCGTTGGCCACAAGCGCAGACACAGCCTCGTTATTGATCTTGGCCATATGGGCCTTGTCGGCTTCGCGCTTGGCTGTTTCCGCTTGCTCAGCGGCTATCTTAGCCTCAGCGTCCCGTTTGGCCTTGGCTTCGGCTTCTGCCGCTCTGCGTTCCGCCTGCTCAGCCTGCAGCTTCAATTCAAGTTCACGGCGTTCTGCGGCTTCGCGTTCGCGCTTCGCTGCCGTTTCAGCGGCAATGCGCTCGGCTTCTGCCTTGGCTTCGGCTTCGCGCTTGGCGCGCTCGGCGGCTTCTCTCGCGATGCGTTCCTCGTGCTCTCGCTTCTCGCGTTCGGCTTGCTCTGCGCGCAGTCTCGCAAGTTCTTCCTGTTCTGCCTCGTATTTCTCGCGCTTGTCGAGCGCGGTGAGCAACGCGGCTTCGGCTTGCACCTTGGCCAGCGTGTATTCACTCAAAAATTCCTCGCAACTATCGTCAATCTTGGTTCCCTGAACGACGGCGAGAGTGGCGCGCAATTCGGCCGCGTCAAGGTTGCCGTGTTCTGTGGCGTATAGCTTTAGCTTGTCGATGTTGCTCTTGTGTCCATTGACGCGGTTTGCTTCGGCTTCCTCCCATGCCGTGAGAGGCGCGCGAACCTCATCGCGCCACTTGTCCAGCGTATCCCGAACGCGCTTGCGAGTGGCATCGATCTTGTTTGGAATTTCTTTCTGCTGTGCGACCAGCTTTTTGCCTGCGTCGTCAATCCGCGTCTTGGACTGCGCAACTTTGTACGCCATCGAGGCAATGGCCTTCCTGCCTGACGCCGTGGTCAAGTCGGGAGTGAAGCTGTCTATTTCCTGCCGGATTCGCGCAAGCAGCGGATCAATCGCGCCGTCTTGCGTGAAAACCACAAGAGCGCTCGACGGTTCGATCACAATCAGATCATTGGTTGAAGTGTCGTTCATGCGTTCAACTCCTTGGCCCGCTCTTGATAATCGGCCTCTAGCAATTGCGCCCATGCGTATGGCATGGCGTCCCATATTGCTTTGCTGCTGGCCTTTATGGCTTCTAGTTCTTCCATCGTATCTGCCCCTCAACCTCGTTGAGCGTCTGCGCGTGTTCCTGTGACCGTCTATAATCGGCCATAGCCATGACAACCTGTTCGCTGGCCACGTCGAGTGGAAGCGTGCCCATCAGTTGGCCTCCATAGCGTTTTGGATACGCTCTAGCTCTTTCTTGAGTTCAAGAGCGCCAGCCTTGTCTCGCCCCCAATACTCTTGCAGGGCGTAGCGATTGCGCTCGGTCCAGAGCTTGACCGTCATAGGCTCATCAGCGTTTGAGCGAGCCCAGGCGATGGCTTCGTCACCCAATCGTCCGATAGGAACTTGAACAATCGGGCCGTTGGCATCCCATTGGATCAGGACTGACGTTGCAGCGCCGATCTGCTTTAGCCGTTGCTCGGTCGCGTAGCTTTCCGCAATCTCGGTCGCGGTTCCTTCGATCGTGTGCACCGAGTCGAGTTCTTCGGCAATGTAGCTGCCAGACGTTTCGTTTGGCCAAGCCTTGCGGATGGCATCGACCTCAGTGCATTTGGCCATCATGGTTTCGCCCATGGTGCGCCAGTTCGACTTCTTTGGATCTAGTTCAAATTTTCCGCTTGGCTTGCGCTTGCGCTCGGCTTCGTCAAACGACCAAATCTCTTTGATCGGTGCGCGTTCTTCCCACTTTAAACGCGACGTTACTTTGTGCCATTCGCCGTGGCTGTAGACATTGACGGAAACCTCGCACGAGACCATACCGATGGGGTTCAACGGGCTTTTCAATGCCTCGTCATAGACGAACCTCGGTGGGTGCTCGTCTGGCCGGTAGTTGCCAGTGCGAGCCGCTATCTTGCGATATAGACCGACTCCGAGAACTGGAACCACGCGACGCTTTTCAGCGTCCTTGGCATCGAACACAAAGAAGTAGATGTCTTTGACAAACGGGTTCGCGCCGTAGAGTTCGCACCACTCCAGCGCCTCGTCTATCTCAGATCCGACCAGCTCTTTGCCGACTGTGCGGCGAAACAATTCGAGGCGGCGAGGATCGCGGCGGGTGAGAGCGCCTGTCTGGCGCAACGGGACGATATTGCTCATGAGAATTTCACCATGATTGTCTGGCTGCCGTTGGAAAGCATCGCACCTTCAACCGTCTCTTTCGCCTTGAGCGCGTCAAGAACGGCCTTGCGGTCCAGTTTTGGCTCCTGCGCTTTCCAAAACCGCGACGGTATGGAGGACTCGTCAACGATCTCAACCTTGGGCGGAACCGCCTTTAGTGAGATCGTGCCAAGCGGCAATTCAATCTTACGCAGTTCGGCGGTTTCCATCGCCAGGCGTATGGCGTCTCGGATCAACTCGCTTTGCTTGCCGAAGCGATCACCCCTAGCTCGCAAATCCGACACCATGCCGTCAATTCCAGCCATCAACGCTTTCAGTTCGGCAAGACGCGCGAACGCCTTGGCGATGGCTTCGTGAATGTCTGTCTCTCCTTCAATGGCCGTGGTGATCATGTCGTCATCGTCGCCGACGAGGTCGCGCATTTGCTCGATGAGAGCTTGCGCCGCCGATGTTTGCTCGCGTAGCGCGCCGACTATAGAAGCGCGTCCACCAGCAGAATGAGGAACCACGACGCCGCTACTATTCCCCACGACGCGGCCAGCGTCAGGCTCGCGATCAGGATCGTATCCGTCAGGCTGCGAATTGAGATCATTGATATTAGCCCCTGCCATTTATCTCTCCATAAGCATCACGATCAGCCGGCCAATCGCGAAGCTCGCGATCACCAGCCAAACCCACTCAACTGCACTCGGTTCGATCACGTTTGGCTCCAGCGGGGATGGCCCCGCACTTACTCCCCATCCCCGCCAGATAACCGCCGCGTGTCCCTCAACAGCGGCGGTATTAGATCAGGCCACAACGCGCTGGCGGGCCTGGAAATAGGCGGCTGAGGCCGCCCATGTGATTTGCTCGGCGTAGTCCTTGACCAGCGTGCGATGCAGGTCGGCATACAATTGGCCGTCCTCGGGCTCGATGCGCAGGAGCCCGCGCTGGCCGTGCATGTTCACGCCATCGATCAGGATTTCGACGATGACGCCGTGCTGATCGACGCGCGCCTTGCCTTCGAACGCGCTGTGGAGGCGGATGCCTGTTTCCGTGAGGATGCTGAGGTCATCAAAATCGACGGTTCCATAGGACTTTTGCATGGCCGGTCTCCTGCGTAGTACGCTGCGTTGAGATCATCGTGGAAGGCTTCGCATTGCGGGCACCAGTCAGCGCGAGTGCCCCGTTTTGTGACAGCCAACCAGCCGCCGCATAAGGTGCATCTCACCGGAGCCCGCCCCGTTGCATGGTGGCGATTGCTGTATGGATGGGATGCGGCTCGGCTGGCGGCGTGATGCCGTTGGGCTCGTACTTGGTCAGCAGCCGCGCCAGGGCTTGGGCCTGCTCGGCGCATCGGGTGGCGAGGATGGACCGCTCGCGCTCAAGCTGAGCGATGCGCTCGTTGGCGGTTAGGTTGCTGGCCTCATAAGCCAGCGCCATGGTCTGGTAGAGGTCGCGCTGGCGGGTGAGTTCTGCGACCAGCGCCGCGTCTTCGTTCTCGGGCACCGGATGGATGCCGATCTGTCGGAGCGCTGACGCAACATCACGCTCGATGCAAAAGCTGTCGTCGATCATTGGATTAGCCCCTTTGTTGGTCGCCGGGACACCGGCCAGGGGGGCAGCGATGGTGCAGTTTTCGATGCCCCGGCGATGACGCTAAGTAAGCACGCCTTAATGATTCGCGTCAAGCGGCTTTGTGAAAATTCCATAATAAATAGTTATCAACAGGCCCCGAAACCGGGTTGACGCAGTGCGTAAGTGCCTGTTACTTATCGGGCATGGCAAAAAAATCACAGCGTTCGGCAGGTCTGAATGCCGCCCTTGAAGCGGTGCCAGGTCCGCGTATAGCGGAAGCTCTAGGCATCTCGTGCCCTGCGGTCTACCAGTGGTATGAGGTGCCACTCAGGCGCGTGCATGAGGTCTCTAAGGTGACGGGGCTTCCGTTGCACGTCTTGAGGCCCGATTTTTTCGAGCGCCCCCGGCGACGAGGCCGGGGAGAGCTAAGAGCGTAGGGCGTAAATCCAAGTAGTCAGTTGCTTTGCGTACCCGGCCGCAGCGCCGTGGGCCTTGGTGTGCGCGTGCGCCAGGGCCTACGCCAGTGCGACCAGTGAGAGGGGCTTGCCATGTGGACTGACGAACGGATCGACGACCTGAAACGCTATTGGGCTGAGGGGCTTAGCGCCAGCCATATTGCCGCCAGGCTGGGCGCTGGAACGCGCAACGCGATCATTGGCAAGGCGCATCGCCTGGGCCTCAGTGGCCGCACAACGCAGACGGCCCCGACCAAACGCCAGCGCGCCGCCATGGTCCGCAAGGACAAACCGAATTCGGTTAAGGCCAAGCCGAATTCGGCTAAGCCGCCCGCGCCCGCTCCCTACGTTGGGCCCCCCCCTAAAGTTGACGACATCGCCCGCGTGGCCAGCATCCTAGACCTAGAGTCCCATCATTGCCGCTGGCCCATCGAGACGCCGACCGGCATGGGCTTCTGCGGATGCCAGAAGGTCGAGGGCCTGTCCTACTGCGCCGGTCATGTCGCCCGCGCCACGGATCGCAGGCCGCCAATCCAGCGCGCCTACTACACGCATCCGTCAGCCAAGATATTCGCCTGACACAACGAAAAACCCCGCCGGGTGCGTCCGGCGGGGTTCCTACTCAATACGCAAATGATCGTGTGGAGGGGCTAACTCCATGCTCAAGCCAAGGGGACCTGAAGCAATGTTGAGCATAGTAGCCAATCATTTCGTTGTAAATATGGCGCAAGGGCTCAAAAAATGAGCGGAGCGCGATTTGTGAGGCTTTACCCCTCCGACTGGAGGTCCGGGTGCATCGGGATGACCCTTGAGCAAGAGGGTCTATATATCCGGGTTTGCACGTACATTTACGAAACCGGCCTGCGTCTAAGCTTGGACGACAGCAAGGCCGCAAAATTCCTGGGGCTCCACACCAATGCTTACACGAAAGTCAGAAAGCAACTCGCCGCTCTCGGAAAGATCACTGAGCACGCAGACGGATGGACCGTTGCAAGAGCAGAGCGAGAACTTGCGGCTGCCGCCCATCCGAAAGGGTCTGGCGAGGGACAAGCTCATCAGGACACCCCAGGGGAAACCCGCCAGGATACCATAGGGGATACACCCCACAATACCCCTGTAGTTACCCCCATAGTTACCCCTTGGGTCTTTTCTGAAAACGCCAATGAAATCAATGGGCCTCTAAAGAGCCTAAAGCCAATAGCCAATAGCCAAGAGAAAAAAGAGAAGTCCCCCCTACCCCCCGAGGGGGCTTCGGACGGCATGCCGAAGCACGTCAAGCCAATATCGGATTGGTCGAAAGCCTTTGGGGCAGAGCCGGAACACGAGACCGTCAGAATCGAGGCCGGGGCCGTCGTTCTGGTCAACGGCACCCGAGCCGAATGGCTGGCTCGGTTCGGCGGGGATGCCGAAGGGCTCGACCTCGCATTGATCCAGGTCGCCGGGCAAATCCAGCCGAATAGCCGGTCGCATTCCATCGAACAGCAGGCCAACAGGCACCTCGCCAAGATCGTGCAGGAGCGCCGCGACCGAGATCGAAGATACCGCGACGTGGCCGCCCAAAATGCCGCCAAGGGCAACGCCAAGCCCACCAAGCGAACGCTGTCCGATGTCCTGCGTGAACAAGCCGAGGGAGTGTCAAAATGAGTTCCGTCGATACCGTCATGCTCCGAATGATCGCGATGTTTGGCGAGCCTAAAACCGAGTTCCCCGATGTGTTCCTGGCCGATTACTGCAAGGCGCTCGAAGGTTGGAATCCAGAAGTTCTCGACAAGGCCACAGACCGCGTGCAGCAGACCTGCGTTTTTTGGCCGAAGCCCGCCGAGTTTTTGGAACAGGCCCGCGCAGTCGCATCGGAGATCGAGCGCGCCAAGCCAAGACGGCCAGCGGAGCACGAGGATATCAGGATCATCAAGCGATCACCGGATGAAATTGCGATGGCGCAGGAATTGGTAGACAACTTTGCACGGTTTGTGGCCGACAATACCGTTTCCGCTCCGGTCGCCAAGACAGACTGGAAGCGCGGCCAGCGAGACGGCTTCGAGGCCATGCAGCGCAACAGTCCGAACCGTGGGATGCACATGACATCGGCTGGCCTTTCCAATCTATCAAAGCGCATGAGCGGAGACGCAGAATGACCATCGCCGCATATCACGACCTCCTGGCCAACAAGAGAGTTGCGTTTGAACCGCGCGGCCTAGACAGAGTGCCGGCTCTGTCGGACAAGCTATTCCCGCATCAGCGCCATTCGACCGAGTTTGCGCTGCGCGCAGGATGCTCGGCGATGTTCCTCGACACCGGACTAGGCAAATCGTTCTGCGCGTTAGAGTGGGGCCGCGTCATCGTTGAGCACACGAACAAGCCAGTTCTGATGCTGGCACCGCTGGCCGTCGGTCCACAGCACCAGCGCGAGGCCGACAAGTTCGGCATTGGCGCGAAGTACGTACGCGAACCCGCCGAGATCAAGGGCGCAGGCATCTGGATCACGAACTACGAACGCATGGATAAGTTCGACACCTCGCAATTCGCGGGCGTCATTCTCGACGAGTCGAGCATACTCAAATCGTTCACCGGAGCGACAACACGATCACTTATGGCCGCATTTTCCGACACACCGTACCGGCTGGCGTGCACGGCAACGCCTGCGCCCAACGATCACGTCGAACTCGGCCAGCATGCAGAATTTCTAGGCGTCATGCGGACCATGGAAATGCTGGCGAGATGGTTCATCAACGACACATCGACGGCCAGCCAAGACTGGCGGCTAAAAAAACACGCGGTCAAGCCGTTCTGGGAATGGGTATCCGCATGGTCGCGGTGCGTCGCAACTCCGAGCGATATCGGGTTCAGCGATGAAGGTTTCACGCTTCCAGAAATGGTCATGCACCAGCATATCGTCGATGCAGATCGCTCCACTGATCGCGGAGAAGAAAAGGACGGCCAAGCCAGGTTGCTGCGCATGCCGGAAACATCGGCAACATCGATCCATCGCGAAAAGCGACTGACCGTAGATGCCCGCGCCGAGAAAATAGCGGCCATGGTCGCAGCCGAACCTAACGAAACATGGATCGTTTGGTGCGACACGGACTACGAGGCCGACGCATTGACGGATCGCATTCCTGACGCGATTGAGGTTCGGGGATCGATGCGTCAGGAAGTCAAGGAGGAACGGCTGATTGCGTTCTCGACTGGGAATGCGCGCGTGATCGTCACCAAGCCTTCGATTGCAGGCTTCGGGCTCAATTGGCAGCACTGCGCACGGCAGGCATTCGTCGGCCTATCGTTCTCTTACGAGAGTTTCTATCAGGCGGTGCGGCGGTCGCATCGTTTCGGCCAGACGCGCCCAGTTCATGTGCATGTGGCGATGGCCGACACAGAGAAAGCCATATGGGACGTGATCAACCGCAAGAGCGGGGATCACGACCGAATGAAACGCGAGATGAGACATGCGATGGCGAGGGCCGTGAGTACAGACAAGGCGCGCGTGCCTTATGTAGCGACACGAAACGTAACCATTCCAACTTGGCTGGGGGCATAAATGAACACGATCATCAACCAACTCGACGGCAAGTCATGGACTGCGGTTCACGGCGATTGCGTGCTCGGCATGTCGGATCTTCCCGATAACAGCGTCGGGTTTTCGGTCTATTCGCCGCCGTTCTCGGATTTGTTCGTCTACTCGGACAGTTCGGCCGACATGGGCAACTGCGCGAACGACGCGGCGTTTCAGGAACAGTATGGCCACGTCATTGCGCAGAAAATGCGCGTGTTGAAGCCAGGGCGATTGACCGCCGTGCATTGCACCGATCTGCCGGCAAGGAAGGGTAAAGACGGCTATATCGGGCTCAAGGGGTTTTCAGATGACATCGTGCGGGCGCATCTTGAGGCAGGGTTCATCTATCATTCCCGCATCACAGTGTGGAAAGACCCCGTAGTCGAGATGCAGCGTACCAAGGCGCTCGGCCTGCTCTACAAGCAGCTAAAAAAAGACAGCGCCATGAGCCGGGCCGGCATGCCGGACTATCTGCTGGTGTTCCGCAAGCCTGGCGACAATCCCGAGCCGATCACTCACACGACAGACGACGTGCCCGTCGATCTTTGGCAGCAATGGGCGAGCCCTGTGTGGATGAACATCAATCAGACCGATGTTCTCAACGGCCGCGTGGCGCGGTGCCAGGAAGATGAGCGACACATCTGCCCGCTGCAGCTGCCGCTGATCGAGCGCGCAATTCGGCTGTGGTCAAATCCCGGTGACGTTGTTTTGTCGCCGTTTATGGGCATCGGCAGCGAGGGCTATGTGGCTTTGAAAACGGGCCGCAAGTTCATCGGGTTCGAGCTGAAAGAGAGCTATTGGCGGCAGGCCGCAAAATACATCGGTGAGGCTGAGCAAGCGTCATCTGGCGGGTCTCTGTTGGATTTGATGAAGGCGACGGCATGAACCCCCAAGCGATCATCTCCCTCATCGTATCCTGGCGTCACTCATGCCGTATCCATTGCCCTGCTGCTGCTCATAGCGTGGGCCGTGGCGGGCAAATACGGCGTCAGGCTTCCGATGGTGCCAGCGATAGACGGAACGGCTCTAGCGTACATCTGTGGGGCGTGGTGGCTATGGCGGGGGCGGGCATGACGCTGGAGCAAGTCTGGCAGGAGATCAACCGACTACACCGCGAGAACGATATGTTTACGGCGGAACAGTGCAGGCAAGTAGACGCTCTAATCGACAAGGCAAACAAACTTATGGCCACCAAAACCATTGGCAACGTCAGCAAGGCTGAACTGGCGAAAGGCAAGGTCAAGCCTGCCAGCAAGACGCCGAAGCATTTCAAGATCGCAAAGGAGGCCAAGGCCAGCACCGCCGCCAAGAAATGGGCCGCCAAGTCCAAGTGACAGCCGACAGTGCGCGTCGAGCCGAAAGGCAACCAATGACGACAACATGGTACGTCCTAAAAGTCATCGCCAAGCGCGAAGCCCTAGTCGCCAAGGAGATTAGGACCGGGCTAGGGCTGATTGATTTCGTCCCCTACGAGCGGTTCGAGGCCCGACGCGCTGGCCGAACGTTGGTAGTTGAGCGGCCAATCATCAGCGGTTACGTCTTCGCCGGAACGAAACACGGCGTCATGCCATGGCGCGACATCATGGAAATCAGGCACGTCTACGACTGGATGCGCGACGGGGAAACGCCGTCGAAAGTGACTGATTTGGAAGTGCAGCGTATGCAGCACCTTCTCGCCGCCCATAATAGCCTCAAGACAAGCCAGAGGCACTTGCAGCCAGGCGACCGCGTGAAGGTCTCAGACGGCCCGTTTGCCTCGATGGAAACGCTGTTGATGACCGTCAAGGGGAATTGGGCGAGCGTCATGCTGCCCATGCTTGGCGGGCCGCGTGAGGTCCAGATACCGACAAGCCTCTTGGAAAGGGTGGCCTAGATGATCCGCCGCCGCATTCCTCCAAGTTGAAACCGTGTCCCGCGTGTGCGAACAAAATAGATAGGCTCGGGCAGTTGTCCGGGCCTTTTTCAACAACTGTGGCGCAAATGTGGTTGACCATCCGCCGCGAACATAGTAACGCACGCATGTAAGGAACGCGGCTCTCCCCGGCACGCTTAGCTCGCCGGTCTAGTCAGTCACAGAGCCCCCCAGCGGACATAGAGCCGCCCCCATCCCAAAATGCGCCTGGAGCGCCAATGCTCGATTTGGACGAAATTCATCTCGTCCTCCTTGGCCTGTTTGAAATGGCCGACGAATACGGCGTGACCACCTCCCAAGCCCGCGTGATGCTACGCGAGGCCGTCGAAATTGCTGGCGACATAGCCGACGCAAATTTCGAAGACTGGCCAGAATTTACGTCAACTGCAATCCACTGAGGAGATCGACATGCGTCGTACAGTTATCGCTGCCGCTCTCGCGGTGGCACTATCCGCCACGTCCGCCGCCGCCAATATGGCCTGCTACGTGGACATTAACGCGGGCAAGACGATCACCTCGACCCGCGTCGGTGACGATTTCTCAGGCCCTGTCACCATCGCGGCGGACGGATTTCAAGGCGGGGTCGGCGCTGGCTGCGATTACACCGTGCCAGGCCTGATGCACGGCATCGTCATTGGCGTGCTCGGCCGCTACGACCTGCAAGACATCGACACCAAATTCGCGGGCGACAGCATCGCATCCGATGGCGCATGGACTGCCGCAGCTCGCGCTGGTGTGCGCATTAATGAGGGCACGCTGGCCTATGGCCTCCTCGGCATGAGCTGGACTGACATTTCCTACCCCGGCGCTACCGAAATCAGCCCCCGTGGCTACGTCTACGGCGCTGGCATCGAGATCGACGTGGGCGTGCCGAACCTCGCTGTTTATGCTGAGTGGTCACATACCCAATGGGGCAAGGCCACCGACCTCGACGTGACGCTCCGGCCTGACAGCGATACCGTTCGGATCGGGGTGAAGCTCAAATTCGGCGCAACTGACGTAGCGAAGATCGCACCATGACCAAATCCATCGCTGGCCTTACAGATCGCGCTTATCTCGCCTTGCGTGAGGGATACGGCTCAGACCGCGCTGTGTTCCACGCCGCGTCCGCATACAAGCGCGGCTCCATTCTGCGTCTTTTGTGCCTGCGTCATGGGATTGATCCCGACCAGGAGTGACCATGAAAACTTGGCTCAAAAACCGTTATGCCAGCTACACGGCAGACGGTAAATTCTGGCTTACCATCGGCACCGTCTGCCTCATCGTCGATATGGCAATCGGCTATATGGCGGGCATCTCCCAGGCCACGTTCTGGCACGGTGTCGGCGCTGCCATGTTGGCGGCTGGCTTCGCGTTCCTTCCCGATGCAGCCTATGAGGAATACGAGCACCGCCGTCTGGCTTCGGCTGTCGTGCTGGCTCTCGTGTGCATCCCCATCGGCATTAAAGCCTATGAGCAGCAGCTTACGTACAGCGCTGGCATGCGACACGGCGAAATCAAGCTAACCAACGCCGTTAATCGCACCTATACCGGCGCTCAAGACAACGTGACGGAAGGCAAGGCCAACCTGACACTTTGGCAGAAGCAGCTAGAGGAATTGCAGGCCCAAGCCCCATGGGCGGCAACAGTGAAGGCCGAAGCGCTGCGTGGCCAGGTCGCGGTGGCTCAAAAGGAAATCGACCTTGAGACGGCTCGTGGTGGCTGCAAAACGAAATGCGCCGCCCGCATGAAGGACAAGGCTGACCTTGAGGAGCGCATTGGCAAGATCGAGCAGATGGCCGATCTAACCAGCCGCATCGAGGCAACAAAGCGCGTCCTTGACGGTGCCCGCACAGCAGCCGCAAAGGTCGAGCCCAAGTTGTCGCTGAATGAGGAAGTTGCCAAGACCACAGCGCAGCTCGTCAAACTCATGGGCGGCTATACGCCCAAGGATGCCATCGAGACCGATGCTGTGGCCATGCAGTACGCAACGCTCGGCAGCGCTGGCCTCGGCTCTCTGGCGCTACTCATCATGGCTCCGGTCGGCTTTTTCCTAGCTGGCCGTCGTCGCAAAGCAGGGCACGACGAAACAGCACCGAACACTCACTCCGTAGGCGAGATCGGCAATCGCACCTCCGATACCCGCGCGTACCAACCCCAGCACTTGCAGACCGTCACCCGCACCATCGCCGATCTGCAGGCCAACATGCGCAGACTCGCAGCAGCCTAAAGGAAAACACATCACAATGGCATCCAAACCCAAGCCCATGTCCAAGCCTTCCGCAAAGCCCGCTCAGAAGCCCAAGGGCGGCAAGAAAGGCTGCTAAGACCCATGTACAGCGCAGAAGACCGGTTGCGTATTCAGAACGCGGTATGTGATGGTATCGCGTCCGGTCTCTCGCTGCGCAAAATTTGTAAAGCCGATAGCTCGTTGCCAACGAAAGAGTGCATCAGGCTGTGGTTGAGAGACGACGCGGAATTTTTTGCCCACTACACGCGCGCACGAGAAGCGAGGGCTGATGCTCGCGCTGACCGAATTGATGAGATTACAGAAGCAGTTGAAGCCGGAACGCTGGACCACAATCAAGCTCGCGTGATGATTGACGCTGAGAAGTGGCAGGCTGGCAAAGAGAACTCCAAGCGGTACGGCGACAAGATTCAGGTGGAAGGTGACCTGACGCATCGCATCCCGGATGAGCATGTTAAATCTCGAATTGCTAAGCTCCTCGGAAAGGCAGGAACTCCTATTTCTTTTGGAGCTTCAGGAGAAGAGGAAGGCGAGGCGTAGGCTTTTCGACCTGTATCCAGACAAGGGACCACTACGCCGAGAGCTTTACCCTAAGCACATGGCTTTCTTTCGCGGCGGCTCCGAGCACATGGAGCGCTGCATGATGGCCGCGAACCGTGTGGGAAAATGCGTCCACGGATCAACGGTCATCGAGACGCTTGATGGTGAGAGGACGGCCTTTGAGCTTTGGCAGCGTGGGGATAGCTTCAGAGTTTGGGCGTGGGATGGGACGGCCAAGACACAGACCGTCGCCATGCCACCATTCAAAAAGGCTCGCACTCATCAGTGCTATCGGGTGACAATGACTGACGGGCGGACCTTCGTGGCGGCCGATCTTCACCGAATTTTAACCGGCGACGGGTGGCGTTACCTAGACGAACTCCATCAATCGTTCGTTTCCGGCCTTCAGGTGTCCAGTTGGGAACGCGGCCCTTCAGTTCGTGGCGCAGGTGCTCAGAGTTTGCCTGAAACACTTCTAGGTTGGCTGGGTCGTTGTTCTGAGGGTTTCCGTCGATGTGGTGAACCACTTCGGTTCGCAGGAGCAGACGGCCTAGCTTTTGCTCCATCACAAGGCGATGTTCTGCCACATATCTCTGCTTCGTGGCCCTTGGGTGATCTGGCCTATAAACATACCAGTAGCCTTTCACAAGTTTTCGGCCACCTTTCCAGTCTGGGTGAAGCTCTCCGTTGCGGGGTCCGGTGCGTTGGGTTTCGAGGCCGTAGCGATAACACCATCGCTGAATTGTTGTCCGGTTTTTGCCTAGACGCTTCGCAACCTCGTCCTGTGTCAGTTTCTCAATCTCAATCATCTGACGAACTTGGTCGATATAAAGGTGATATTCAGCAACAGCCATTTGCACTCCCCGATGTTGATGGCAGTAGAATATCATCTATCGACGCGGTTGGCCGCCATGAAGTGTACGATTTCCACGTTCCTGGTTATGAAAACTACGTGACAAGCGGAGTGGTACATCACAACACTTGGGGTGTCGGCGCTTACGAGACCACGCTACATCTCACCGGCCTTTATCCAGATTGGTGGGAAGGTCGGCGCTTCGATAGGCCAATATCGGCCTGGGTTGCTGGCGACACGCGGACCACGACGCGCGACATTGTTCAGCACGCCTTGCTCGGTTTTGGCGGCGAGGGTGGGGCCGGTGAGATCGGCACGGGCATGATTCCAGGCGAGACCATCGTCGGCAAGCCCACGCCGATGCAGGGCGTTCCGGGTGGCGTCGATACGGTTCTGGTTCGGCATGAGAGCGGCGGCAACAGCGTGTTGCAGTTCAAGAGCTACGATCAGGGCCGTAGGACGTTCCAGGGCACCAAAAAAGACCTCATATGGCTGGACGAGGAAAGCTCCATCGAGGTCTACGAGGAGGGGTTGCTGCGTCTCACCGCAACGGCTCCTGGCGATGAGAACGGCCTCATGCTTTGCACCTTCACTCCGCTGCTCGGGCTCTCCAAGGTGGCGCTGAAATTCCTTCCCGATCTTGCGCCGGATGCGTAGAAAACTATTTCACGAAGTGTCGCGATACGCGACGAAACACTCGACATGAGGGAATAAAATTTCTCGCCTTTGCGTTCAAGCCACCTGGGATGATGTCCCGCATCTGAGCGCCCAGGTCAAAAAGGAAATGCTCGACGCGATGCAGCCGCATATGCGGGACGCACGCTCGAAGGGCATTCCGGTCATGGGCGCTGGCGCGATCTACCCGGTTCCCGAAGATGTCATTGTCTGCGATCCGTTCGAGCTGCCGGACTACTGGCCCAAAGCCTACGGCCTCGACGTGGGATGGAACCGCACCGCCGCCGTGTGGGGCGCATGGGATCGAGACAGCGACATCGTCTACGTGTTCGCCGAGCATTACATGGGGCAAGCGGCTCCTGCGGTGCATGCCAGCGCGATCAAGGCTCGAGGCGCTTGGATATGGGGCGCGATTGATCCGGCCAGCGCTGGCAGCGGCCAGACGGACGGCAAGAAGCTCCGTGAGGAATACAGCAAAGAAGGGCTGAACCTCGTTGACGCAGACAACGCGGTCGAGGCTGGGATTCACGCCTGCTACCAGCGTTTTGTGTCAGGTCGGCTCAAGGTGTTCCGCCACTGCCGCAACCTCATCAGCGAGTTCCGCATCTACAGGCGAAACGAAGACGGCAAGATCGTCAAAGAGAACGACCACGCCTTGGACGCGCTTCGATACCTCATCATGTCCGGCATGCGGGTGGCTCGCGCTTCGCCTGACTACGACGACGACGACGGCGCGCACCATCGCAGCGCTCGCAACAGGACCACAGGCTACTGATGCAATCGCTCGACCTTGAGCCGCAAGATTCCGAATTCGGCGAAGGCATCGAAGGGCCTGGCCCTGACGATAGCCAGGCGCATGAGTTCGTCGAGCTGCAAAAGCGCGTGATGAAGTTGCAGTTTCTGGCATCCCTGCAAAACGCGGCCGAGGAGATCGAGGAAGCTGACATTGGCAACATCGGCGGGCAGGTTGTTCGCGAATACCGCATCGACAAGGATTCCCGCTCTGAGTGGGAGGAGCGCGCCAAGCGGGCGATGGACCTGGCACGGCAAAAGAAAGAGTCCAAGTCGTCGCCGTGGCCGGATGCGTCTAACGTCAAATACCCGCTCCTGACCACGGCTGCGTTGCAGTTCGCGGCGCGTGCTTATCCGGCGATTGTAGACGGCCCACGGATCGTTAAATGCGCTGTGCTCGGTGCCGATCCTGACGGCGCAAAGGCTGGCGCGGCGGACCGCGTTTCGCAGCATATGAGCTTTCAGCTTGGCTATGAAGTGCCGGATTGGGAGGGCGACATCGACACGATGTTGCATCAGATTCCCATTGTCGGCTGCGCATTCAAAAAGATTTACGCGGACCCGTCGAAGCCAGCAGGCTTTTGCTCCGACATGGTGAGCGCCTTCGATCTGGTCGTGAACCAGAAGGCCAAGAGCCTTGAGACGGTGCCGCGCATTACGCACGTCTTCCCGCTCTATCCGCACGAGGTCACGGAACGCCAGCGGACGGGCGCTTTCCTTGAGGTTGACCTCAAGCACACCAGCGACACCGGCGACGACGAAGACGCGCCGTTGATGTTCCTCGAGCAGCACCGCTATCTCGACCTCGACGACGACGACGTTATGGAGCCGTGGATTGTCACGGTTCACGAGGCCAGCCAGAAGGTCGTGAAGATCAGGGCGGCGTTCGATCCGGCCGAGATCGAATTCGACCGCGCGAAGCCACGTATTACGCGGATCAAGCGCAAGGATTACTTCGTCAAGGTTCCGTTCATTCCCGATCCAGAGGGCGGTTTCTACGACGTGGGATTCGGCCATCTGCTTGAGCCGATCAGCGACGTGATCGATACGACGATCAATCAGATGATGGACGCTGGCACGCTCCAGAACGGCGGTGGCGGGTTCATTGGCGGCGGCGTCGATTTGGGCAAGGGCAAGAGCACGATCGCGCTGCGCCCTGGCGAATACAAGACGATCCGCACGGCTGGCCCTGACCTGCGCCAGTCCATCTACAATATGGAACACCCTGGCCCGTCGAAAGTCTTGTTTGACCTGCTGTCGCTGATGATTGACGCGGGCAAGGACATCGCGGCCATCCAAGACATTCTCGTGGGCGACACGCCGCGCGTGCAGACGGCGACCACGACCATGGCCGCCATCGAGCAGGGCTTGAAGGTGTTCACGGCCATCTACAAGCGCATTTTCCGCGCGCTTAAGGCCGAGTTCCGCATGATCTTTGAGATCAACAAAACTATGTTGCGCATGCCGAAGTATCTGGCGCTGCTCGACCAGCCGGTGTCGCCCAACGACTATCAGGGCGAATTCGACGTGATGCCGGTCAGCGACCCGAACGCGATCACCGACATGCAGCGGATGAGCCGCGCGCAGCTCGTCATGGAGGAAGCCAAGAACGGCAACCCATCAATCAACCTCTACGAAGCCACGAAGCGCATGATGGAAGCGGCGCGCATCGAGCGCGTTGAGGAACTGATGGTGCCGCCACAGGAAGGGCCTAGCCCGCAAGAGCAATTGGCCGAGGACGGTGCCAAGGCCGAAGTCGGCTTGAAGCTGGCTCAGATCGACAAGACGCGCGCAGAGACGGACAAGGTGGCGGCAGAGTCCGCTCTTGCACGTGCTCAGGCAATGTTGCCGCTTGGCGTGCCTGTTCCGATTGCAACGCCGCAGTTCATGCCGCCCGAGATGGGTGGCGAACCGCCGCCGCCGCCGCAAGAAATGATGCCGCAGCAGGGCGATCCAGGCTTGCCGCCTGAGATGGCAGGCGCACCGCCCGATATGGGCATGCCGCCGCCACAGGACATGCCGCCAGAGATGATGAGCGGCGACCCCATGGCCGAGCTGCCGCCCGAGGTCATGGACCAGATTGCAGCAGAGCAAATGGGCATGATGCCTGACGGCATGCCGCAAGAGCTGCCGCCCGCGTGAAGCTGGATCAAGACGATTTCGAGGAGTGGCAGGCGCACCCGATCACGGAGGCCCTGATGGTTGTGTGCCGAGTATGGGCAGAGGAAGCGAAGGCCCATTGGCTGCGCGTGAGCTGGGACGGAGAGCAACCGGACCCGATCACGCTTGCGAAGTTGAAAGAGAGAGCCGCAGTGCTCGAGGAAATCAGAGCACTAACGCCGGACAAAATAGAGGAAGTCATCGCATGAGCGTCACGAAACTCAAGGCCAAGCCGCACGGTATCGCGTGCATTGAATACAAGGTGCTGGTTCGTCCCGTCGAGGAAACCGGCGAGATTACGCTGAAAGGTGGCTTCAAACTCTTGAAGCCGGATGAAACCAAGGAGCGCGACCAACACGCGGCCATGGAAGGTGAGATCGTTGATATCTCGCCGTTTGCGTTTTCCTACGAGGAATGGCCCGCAGGCGCACGCAAGCCGCAGCTTGGCGACACGGTTATTTTCGCGCGGTATTCAGGCATCACCGTCAAGGGCGCGGATCACATCGAGTACCGGCTGATGAATGACAAAGACGTTGTTGCGGTTCGGAGGGCCTAATGGAACAGCTCGAACAATCCAACGAAGCGCCGTCATCCGGCATTGCGATCCCCGGCGAGGTTGCGCCGCAGGTTGAATCTCGTGAGCCAGCCGGTGGCGATGATGTCGAGTCTCGCGCCCGTGCCATGGGCTGGGTTGACAAGGATAGCTATCGCGGCGACCCGAACAACTGGCGCGATGCCGATGAGTTCGTGCGTCGCGGCGAGGAAGAACTGCCGATCCTGCGCGAGCGCAGCCGAGACCTGTCCAAGAAGGTCAGCGATTTTGAAGCGCGCCTGGAGCGCCAGGAGATCGAGCGTAAGGCCGAGATCGCACGCCTTGAGCGTATCAGCGAGATCGCTCTAAAGCGGCAGCGTGACGAGCTGGAGAGCCGCTACAGCTACGCGATGGAGCAGGCGGTCCATAGCGGCGACGTGGAGCGGTTCCGCCAGCTTGAGCGCGACAAGGCCACGGCTGTCAGCCAATACGATCAGCAGATCAACGAGACGGCCACGCCGCGCGGCAACGAAATCCCCGAGGCGGCACGGGCCGTAGTGGCGCAGTGGCAGAACCAAAACCCGTGGTTCACCGCTGACCCCGAGCTGAATGCGGTCGCGCAAGCGCACCACATGAAGCTGAACCGCGAGAAGCCAGGTCTTTCTATCAGTGAGAACCTGGCCGAGGTCACAAAGTACGTGCGCCAGCGCTACGCCGACAAGTTCGGCAGCACGGCCCCTGCGGCCGTTGAGGGCAGCGGCGCACGCATGTCCGCAGCGCCTCGCCAGAAAGGTGCGTCAAGCCTGACGGCCGACGAAAAGCGCATCGGCGAGAAGTTCGTCAGAGAGGGTCTGTTCAAAGACCTGAACGAGTACGCGCGTGACCTTTACTCAATGGACGCTTGAGGAACCAACCATGAATGACGTTGCTGTGAAACCGAGGCCGCGTGTGGAGGAAGAACGCTCGCGGCGTCGCAGGCGGGATGACCTCGGCACGGGCCGGTTGAGCAATCTCACCGTGGCCAAGCGTGATCCCAACTACGAATATCGGTGGATCAACGACGACCCGGGGCGCGTCCATGCCCTAACCCAGCGTGACGATTGGGACATTGTAACCGCCGAAGAAGCCGGAGAGCGCACAGATAAAGACCGCGCTGTCGGTGCTGGCGTCGAGCGTGTTGTGGATCGCGCTACAGGAAAGCGCGCGATTCTGGTGAGGAAGCCACGAGATTACTACATCGAGGACCGCAAGAAAATGGCGCAAAGCCTCGATGAATTGGAAGCGTCGATCAAACGCGGTGAAGTCCGGGGCCAGGAAGCGCTCTCGGGGCCAGCCGCATACGTTCCGGCTGGCGGCATTCACATCGCAGACGGGCGCAAAAACTAACCACCTCATCAGGATAAACCATGGCAAACACGGACACCCCGTTCGGGCTGAAACCCGTACGGTATCTCAGCGGCCAGCCGTACAGCGGCTCGGTCAATATCTACTCGACGGTGACGGGCGACGGCACGGCGATCTATGTCGGCGATCCGGTCATCATCAGCGGCACGGCCTCGACCATCGACGGCGTGATCTATCAGGACGTAGACCAGGCTGCGACCGGCGACGTGATCGTTGGCGTGGTGGTTGCGGTTCTGCCGGAGTCGCGGGATTCGCTGGTCTATCGCGCGGGCTCAACCGCTCGCCTTCTGGCCGTCTGCGACGATCCGAACGTGCTTTTTGAGATTCAGGAAGTCTCGGGTGGCACTGCGTTGACTGCCAATGACATCGGCTTGAATGCCAACTTCGTGGTTGCCGCAGGCTCGACCGTCACCGGCCGTTCCGGCGTCGAGCTGAACAACGCCACCGAGGCCAACACGAACACCCTCGATCTTCACATCTGGGGCTTCGTGAACCGCCCTGACAACGCCATCGGCGAGCACGCCAAGTGGCTGGTCAAGATCAATCGTCATCAGCACGCCAACCAGATTGCTGGCATCTAAGAATAAGGATTTCACAAAATGGCAGGCGTAATCACGACCGGCAATCATCCCAAAGCGCTGTGGCCGGGCATGCGCAAGTTCTGGGGGCGCGAGTATTCGGAGCACCCCGTCGAATGGAAAATGATTTTCGAGGATGCGACCTCGGAGAAGAACTATGAGGAAGACTCGGAGGTCACCGGGTTCGGCCTCGCTCCGGTCAAGACCCAGGCGGGCGCGGTCTCCTACGACAGCGAAACGCAGGGCCAGACCAAGCGCTACACGCACGTTACATATGGCCTCGGCTATATCGTGACGCGCGAGGAGCAGGAGGACAACCTCTATGAGGTGGTCTCGAAGCGGCGCATCAAAGCCCTGGCGTTCTCCATTCGCCAGACTGAGGAGATTGTCGCGGCGAACATTCTCAATCGCGCGTTCGATTCCGCCTACACGGGCGGCGATGCGAAAGAGTTGAGCGCCACGGATCACCCGACCGCAGACGGAACGCAGTCTAACGAGCTGGCGACCGCTGCGGACTTGAGCGAAGCGGCTATCGAAGACCTTTGCATCCAGATCATGAATGCGAAGAATTCTCGCGGACTGCGCATCGCTCTGATGCCCAAGAAGCTGATCGTCTCGCCGAGCGAGGCTTTCAACGCCGAGCGCATCCTGAAAAGCACGCTCCAGCCTGGCACCGGCAACAACGACATCAACGCGATCCGTTCGATGGGCGTTCTGCCGGACGGCGTGACGGTCAACCATTACCTGACCGATACGGATGCTTGGTGGATCAAGACGAACTGCCCCAACGGCCTGATGCGGTTCACGCGCCGCGCGACGGAGTTCCGGCAGGACAACGATTTCGACACCGAGAACGCCAAGGCCAAGAGCACGCTGCGGTTCAGCGTGGGCTGGACAGATTGGCGCGCAATCTATGGTAGCGCAGGCGCGTAAGCGTAGCACGACTGAGAGCGGCCCCATTGCGGGCCGTTCTTTTCCGAACGCTCTCAGAAAGGTTTTCCCATGCCTTCACCCGTCCGTTATCCCAATGGTGTCACTGATCGCGGTCCGCGCCACGTCTTGGCGTCGCTGCCTGTTCCAGACCCGACAAAGTATATCGTGTTTCACGACGATTTCACGTCGGCAACGATTGCTGCATCCGGGCAGACCGGCTGGCACGCTGACGCGGTGGGAACGGCTGTTGCTCTTGCCGTGACCGATGCCGCTGGCGGCGTTGCGACGACGGAAACCGGATCGGTTGCCGATGACAACTCGTGCTATCAGTGGGGCACCAACACCACGGTTCACGAGATTTTTAAGCTCCAGGCTGGCAAAAAGGCTTGGATGCGTATTCGCTTCAAGACCGAAGATGCCGACAAAGACAAGTTTATGATCGGCATGCACATCGCGGCCGATGACGTGCTCGGAACCGAGCCTAGCGATATGTTCGTGTTCCGCTCTGGCGCTACGCCGGACGCGCTTCAGTTTGCGGTCGGCAAGACGGCATCAACTGAGGTCACAGCCTCGCTCGGCACGATGGCAGACGACACGTTCGTGATCTGCACCGCCTACTATGACGGCGGCTCGACCGTTTACGTCTGGCGCGAGTCCGCAGACGGCACGGTGGCCAATGCGGGATCGTGCACCGTCACCAGCTCGACCACTGGCGATCTGCTGCCTGATACCGAAATGACGGTTGGTTTTGCCATCGAATGCACGGATGGCGGCGCTGATCTGCTGTCGCTAGACTACATCACGATCATTGTTGAGCGCTGACAGTGACGAACGTATATCGCCCTGGCGATTACTACGTCATTTGCGACGAGTGCGGGTTCAAGATGCGTGCCTCCGAGGTTCGCAGGCGGTGGGATGGTCTCACCGTTTGCACCAAGGATTGGGAATCGCGCCACCCGCAGGACTTCGTACAAGGGCGGCGTGATCGCCAGCGCGTTCCGAACGCCAGGCCAGAGCCCGCAGACACGTATCTAGACATCGGCGACGTGACGGAGGCAGACCTCTAATGGCCACGTCAGGCTCGATAGATTACAGCGTCAACGCGCGAGAACTATGCACGTTTGCGCTTCAGCTTATTCGCATCGTTTCGATTGGTGAGACGGCGAGCAGCGAAGACATGGACAGGGCCAAGACGGCGCTGAACATGATGATGAAGACAATGCAGCTCCAGGCCCCGAGCCTATGGCGGCAGACCTTCGGCAGCGTCACGCTTGTTGCATCAACGGCGTCTTATGTCCTGACGCCGAAGCCGTTCCGCGTGATCGAGGCGCGCTACCGTGACACCAGCGGGCGCGATCTGCCGATGGAGGAGATGACGCGGCAGGAATACGTGGACCTGCCGCTAAAGACGACGACCGGCGTGCCGACGAGCTACTACGTGGATGTTCAGCGCGCAGCGACCACGCTCTACGTCTGGCCCGTTCCGGCATCTGCCACGACTGAGACCGTCCAATATACCTTCCAGCGGGTGTTCGAGGATATTGACTCGCTCGATAACGATCTGGACGTGCCCCAGGAGCATCTAGAAACGGTGGGCTATCAGCTCGCCGCCAGGCTCCACGCCACCTACGGCAAGAGCATTCCCGAAGTGCTAGCGATGGCGAAATACCTGATGGACATGGCGTCTGACGCCGACCGTGAACCGTTCGTGAGATTCATACCCGAAAGGCGCTAGGCCATGGCCGACGTTACCACGACCGAATACGTCTACAACGGGCGCAAACGCAAAGTTCTGCACCTGACGAACATCTACGTTGATACGGGCGAGAGCGCCGTGGTTAAGGCGGACATCTCGGCTCTGACGTTTGATGGCGGCCGGGTTCCCACGTACACGACCATCGATATGATTGACTACAATATCCAGGGCTACACGAGCGTGCGTCTCTATTGGGACCACACGACGGACGATGAGATTGCCATTCTGCCCGCTGGCAACGGCACGATTGATTTTAATGCAGTCGGCGGCAAGACCGATCCGCGCACGACAGGCGGGACCGGCGACATCGTTGTGACCACGACCGGGACCACGGCGGGGAACACTTACGACATAACAATATATTTTAGATGCAAGGCATGAAGACGATGTTCGGTCGGTCTCCGTCGATCCGGGGGTCGCCCTACGAGGCAACGACGCTGGCGGGCGATATTCAGTACGGCGACCCCGCATCCCTCTCCAGCCCGAGCAATGTGAGGCAATGAGCTATTTGGTCGTTGGGATCGTGTGTGCGTCTCTCGGCTTTGGCCTCGGCGCATGGTGGGCAGGCCGCCCGCAGATGGACGAGTTTAGCTGATGGCGATCCTTCCGCTTGCGCTTCCGTCTGGCAGCAACAAGGGCCGTGAGGCCCATGCCGGGATTGCTGCGCTGATTAATTGCTACGCCGAACAGGCGGGCACCGAGCAGCGCAGCCCGATGCAGATATGGGCCGCGCCTGGGCTGGATACTCTCGTCACGATGGGCGGAACGGGCGGCGTGCGGTGCCTGACGGAAGTAGACGGCCTGGCCTACGCGGTGGTCGGCCGCACGCTTTACCAGATTGATAGCGGCGGCGCTGTGACGACGCTCGGCGGCATTCCCTCTGATGGCTATGTGGGCGTGGGGCGCAACCAGCGATCATCTGGCGTGCAGATCGTATTTGTGTGCGACGGTTTGAAATGGGTGGTCCAGGGCGGCACGCTGTCGAGCATCACCGACCCGGACCTGCCGCCAGCCAATGATGTGTGCGTCATCAACGGCAGCGCGATATTCGGTTGCCCTGACGGGCGCATGTTTCGCTCAGAGATCAATGACGCCACGTCGGTTGACGGTCTCGACACCGAGAGCGCCGAAGGCGTGCCTGATGGCCTTCTGCGTGTTGTGGATCGCGGCGGCGACCTGATCGTGATCGGCTCGCGTTCCGTGGAGGTCTGGACGGACGTAGGCGGTGAAGCGTTCGGGTTCGCGCGGGCTCAAGTCATCCGCGTCGGTGCTGTCGGCGCTCGCAGTGTCACCAAGGCCAGCGTCATAACGGGCGGCGTGGTCACGGATACCGTGGCATGGGTGGCGTCGGACAAAGACGGCGCACCGGCAGGAATTGTCATGCTGGACGGCTATCAACCCCGCAAGATCAGCGAGCCGTGGATTGAGCGGCTAATTCAGGAGACGACCGACCGCACTGCCATCGTGGCCACGTCATGGGTCTCATACGGCATGGGATTTATCGCGTTTCGGTTCCCGAGCACGACTGTCGTTTACAATACCACAACGCAGCGCTGGCACGAGCGCCAGAGCCGGACCACGGCGGGCGAGGCCACGACCTGGCGCGTCAGCCATGCGACGGTGCTCGGTGGGAGGGTGTTGGTTGGCGACTACGATAATCCCAAGCTCTATTGGCTGGACGAAGACACGTATGACGAGGACGGCGACGAGATGGTTGTGACCGTTCGCACGCCTCCGATGGTCGCCTATCCGGGCTCGCTCGAAATCAACCGTTTGTGGCTCGACGCGGTGCCAGGCGTGGGGCTGGTCTCAGGTTCAGCCCAAGACACGGCCCCGCAAGTGATGATGCGGTTTTCCCGCGACAACGAGACGTGGAGCACGCAGCGGTCCCGAGCGCTTGGCGCTGCCGGTGCCCGCAACGCGAGATTGTCTTGGACCTCGCTCGGCACAGTGGATCAAGCCACAGTCGAGTTCTCGTGTTCTGCGTCCGTCGTGCGTGGGTTTTTGGGCGCTGGCTGGGACGGGGCGACGATCAAGCCATGACGCCGAGCCTACCCAACCCCACAGAGCCGATTGCAGGCCAGAGCGTGCCTCGGGAATCGTGGTTCCGCTGGTTGTTTCACGTGCAACGTGTGGTGTCGGGGCAGGCTGTCATCATCTTACGCCGGGTGACTGTGGCGCAGCTCGCAGGCGTCGAAACAACGGCGGGATCGTTGCTCGTGGTGACGGACGCAGTCGGCGGCGAGGTTCCTGCGTGGTGCGATAGCTCCGGCGACTGGCGGCGGACAACAGACGGAACGGTGGTTTCCTAGCGCTAACACAAATTCGGTGCGAATTTTGTTAGCGTTTTCGCTTGAAGCACAGCCAAGTCTAAACGGCAGTCAACCCAAGAATAACGCGGCAACAACTATCTGTTGCTTGAGGCGTCAATGTCCCTAACTAGGGACCGACGGCATAGGGGGCATCGGGGTCATGGGACTTCTCGACACGTTTACCGGGAGCACCGGCAAGAAGCAGGCAGCCGCGACGCTGGCGCAAAACAACGCCACGGCCAAATCAGGTTTTGACGCCAACCAGGGCTATCTTTCGCAGGGCTACGGCTCGGCAACGGGGCGATATCAGCCCTATGCCGCGCAGGGCCGCACGGCTAATGCCACCTACGGCAATATGCTGGGGCTCGGTGGCGCGGACGCACAGCGCGGGGCGATGCAGGGCTTCGAGCAATTCAACCCATACCGCGAAGCCTCAACGCAGCGCCTGATGCAGATGGGCGACCGTCGAGCGGCGGCCACGGGGCAGTTCAGCGGCGGGTTGAACGCTCTGGCTCGGGCTCGCGTGGCCGATGACGGCCAGATGCGCGATTACACGGACTACATGAACCGCCTCCAGGGTCTCGGCGGCCAAGGAATGCAAGCCGACAGCGCTCTTGCTGGCCTTGATATGGGCTACGCGGGCGCGCAGGTCGGCAACCAGAACATGCTGTCGGGCAACCTGATGGGCAACCAATCGGCTTATTCCAACGCCTACACGCAGGCCGATACGGCAGGGCTGACGAACATCTTCGGGCTCTCTGCCATTGGCCTCGACGCGGCCAAGATGGCCTTTGGTGGGCCTGCCGCTAAGGCTGGCGGCGGCATGGGCGGCGGCAATAACTACGGCATGGGCGGCAGCAACCAGTTGCAGTCATCAAACTACAACAACGGCTGGGGATACTTCGGCGGGGGTAAATAATCCATGGTTGGCAACCCTTACGTTGTGAACATGGCACCGCTCCACAACATGTTGGGGCGGTGGAGCCAAGAGAATATGCAACAGCGTCAGATGGACCAGCAGCAGGGCCAGTTTGAGCAGACAAACCTACTTGCGCGGGACAAATTCGCAGAGGATCAGCGCCAATTCGGAATGACGAACCAGCTTGCGCGGGACAAATTCGGCCTGCTGCAAGCGCGCAATCCATACGAGCTGGCATTGCTCGAAGCACAGGCCAAGACGCAGCGAGCGCACGCGGGCCTCTACAATACGCAGGCCAGCAACGTGCGGGCTCAGGCGGAAGCAAGAAACGCACCACCGCCGCCAACCCCGACGTTTGGGCAACGTCCAGATGGCACCATCTACGAAATCAACTCAGGCAACGGCCCTGTAGACGTTGGCGGTGGGCCTGGTGAAGACGTGTTGCAAGGTGCCGGTCGGTTTGGTGCGCGCGGGCTGATGCCGCGTGACGTTCCGGGGGTGGTTGTTACGCCTCAAGGTTCGACGGATCGTGCAGCAACCGCCGCGCAAGCGGGCCAAGATGCTGTCGCGTCAACGCCAGAGGAAGACCGCAAGAGGTTCGAGACCTACAAGCGCACGCAAGATCATTGGACATACCTGAACAACGGCAAGCCCGCAGGCGTCGGCAAGGCATACGCTGCCGATGGCCGCATCGTTGAGCTTGGATCTAGAGACACGGCCACCGACCGGCAAGCCCGCGTGATTGCCCAGCATGGCCTTTCCAATCTTGACAAAGCAACAGAGGCGCTTGTTGGCGTGGTCGGCGATCCATCCAAAGGCATCAAAGACGTTCCGCCGACAGTTGGAACGTTGGGGCAACTTGCTGGGGATTCTTGGAAGGTTCCAGGCATCGGGGTCGAGGTTGGAGGGTGGGGCGAAGGCGGGCGGGCGTTCCGAAACGCCAAGAGAACCGTCATGGACCTCAACTTCGCGCTGTCCGGCAAGAGCGTTTCCAACGCGGAACGCGAGGCGTTTCTTGAGCTTTATATGCCGAAATCAACGGAAAGTCGCGAAAGCCAGGATGATAAACTAAAAGGAATAAGAAAATTCTTCTCAACCGTCATGGCGGCCCGCAACACGGGCGCGACGGATGAGCAAATTGCCGAAATCTATCGCGGCGCAATCATCCGTGGTGGACCGGAACAGGCAGGACGAAGGATGCCAGGAGGCCCGCCACAAACCGCACCTGGTAATCCCGCCGCAGACCGACTCAAATCCAAATACGGGCTAGAATAGCGCATGGCAGACCTCGCCAAGATCAAGCGCAACGTCGGCCGCATGGTCGAACAAGGTGCGCCCGAAACCGACATCGACACCTATATCGGTTCAGAAGGCGTTACGCTTGACGACGTTCGCGCGTTCAAGGGCGGCAAACAGCTATCGCCAGAAGTCAGAGCGTCAGTTGAAAAGCGCGCAGCCCCCACGACGTTCCGTGGTGCAAACGCTGATGGCAACGATCTGTCTTTGGCGGATTCCGTGTCTATCGGTGCATACACGCCGATCACGGCAGCACTAACCGCTGGCGCAAAGACAATCGGAAAGGTGGTCACGGGGCGCATGCCAGACCCCGTGGGGGACTACAAGCACGAACGTGACGTCCAGGATGAACTAATCCGCAGGCACCGCGAAGCCTCGCCCGTTTTGTTCAATGTTCCGGTTCCTGGCCTTGGAGAAATGCCGGTTAATGCCACAACGGTTAAGGAAATGGCCATTTCCTTGCCGCTCATGGCTGCCAAAAAAGCTGGCGCTGCGGTCATCGACACGGCTTATGAAACGGGCAAAAGTGCTCTTGCAAGAGCACTAAGCGCGACAAAAGAGAGCGCCAAGACTGGCGCGGCTTACGGTGGCGTTTATGGCTTCAATTCCGCGCGCGGCGGCATTGAGGAGCACGCCGCCAATACGGCGGGTAATGCTGCGGCTGGCGCTGTGCTTGGCCCTATCTTGCAAGGCGGCGTAAAGGTTGCAGGCGAAGCTCCGAACATGCTCGGGACGGCCTTGCGTGGCGTGACGGGCCGATCTGCTCCGAACGTCGCCAACAATGCCGCCCGCGCGTCAGAGTTCACCGATGCGGGCGTGCAAGCGTTCGGCCCCGAGGTCGGCGGTGGCGTGTCTCGGTTCGTCGGCCGTGGCCTTGCCAACAGCGTTGCGGGCAATTCGCTTCGCGGCGAGGCGGCGGGAACCATCGACGACATCACACGAAACGCTCAGAACATTCTTGCGCGGCAAACGGAAGGTGCGCCCGTCAACGACCTGGGCGCTGGGATTCAAGGAGCGCTGAAGCGCAACCTGGCCGAACATTCCATCCCATCCGCCGAAATCAACCGCATGCAGTCCCTGGAAGGCATTACGGGGCGCATGGGAGAAGCCGGGTTCGCCCCGCCACCGCCAAACGTGCCGCCGATCCCGCCGCGTCCCGTGGCTCCGGTGCGTGCCGCCGAAATCAGCCCGGATCAGGTTCAGTTCGAGATGGTCCAGCCGCGTCCGGTTCAGCGCGGCGAGGTCAAGCCGACCTATCCGAAGCCGGAGGACGTTGCGCCGCCTGAGAAGCTGGTGCGTGAGGTCGAGACCTTGCAGCGCAACTACGCGGGCGCAAGTGCTGACGCCATGACAGCCAATCGCCGATTCGAGGAAGCGGTGGCACGGACGGGCAAAGACCCGGCAGAGGTCGAAGCCTGGATGCGGACGCCTGCGGGCCGTGGGCGTTACGGTCCCGAAGTGGCCACGGCCTACGAGGACGCAATTCGCGCGAACGAAGCGGCCAACCGCATGCGGATTGCCCTAGAAGTGCGCCAGAGGGCCGTCGAGGTCGAGCGCGACAAGGCGTGGCGGGAATCCGTCAAAACCGCCCACTCCCGCGCTGAGGCCGATGTAGAAGCCAATTTTATTGGCGAGCGCGCCAGGGCCACAAGGGAAGCCAACGAAGCCACGAAGGCGGCACGGGATAAGGCCATCCGAGAAGCGCAAATGCGCGCAGAAGCGGACGCCGCAGCCGAGACAGCCCGCTTGCGCTCTGAGGCCATCGCGGAAGCCGAAGCAGCGACGGAGCGCGCCCGACAGAAGGCCATGGCCGATTACAACGCAACGGCTCCCAAGGCTGGCTTTACGCCGGGGCAGAGCCGCGAAAGCTATCCGACAGAGTTTGCCGCCGCTTATGAGCAGGCGGCGCGTGTGACGCCAGAATACCGCATGAATCCCATGGGTGGGCCAACAGCGGAAGGCCGCGCGCTCAAGACAGAGACGCGCAACGTGGTTGATAGCCTGGCGGATGAGGCTCACCGCCGCCTGCACATGAAGGGCAAGCCGTTTGACGAGGCGGGATCGGTCACACCAGAGTTCGAGGCGTATCTTAAGAGCCGCCTTGGCAATGAGATCGGGCATCGCATCGCAGAATTGAGCCGCACCCGTCCGGGGCATGATGCCTTGACGCCGCGCGGGCTCAAGGAACTGCGCTCTGAGATACGTGCAGCCGCAGAACGCGCCGAAAAACCGCCCTACCCCGAGCAGGCACGAACAGCCGAAGCGGCTGCGCTTCGCAGACTGCACGGCGCTCTCACCGAGGACATGAGCACGTTCGCCAAGTCCAGCGGCGGCCCCGCGCCACGGTTCACCACCGAGACCATGGCAGGCGAATACGTAGGACCGCAATCAACCAAGATCGGCAACCTTCCGCCGTCTGATCGCACGGTCTACCTTAAACCAGAGCACATGGACCGCCTGACGGGCTCGACCATGCCGCCCGATACAAAGGGACGGCTCCCCGCCACGCGGTCCTATGAGATCGACGGCAAGGCCATCGCGCTCAAGCGCAACGATGTTGGAGAGGTGGATCGGGCAACCCGTGTTCCGTTCTCGGACAAGCCAGAAGTTGGCTTGCGCCCCATGCAAACGTGGACCGAGGGCAACAACGTCGGCCGCGTTCACTACGGAAGCCCAATCACGACGCGGGCGCAATCTCCTGGCGAACACGGGGCCGCAATCACGTCGGCTGTGGATCGCGCCTACGCCGAGCACATGAATGAAATCCGCAAGCCTCTGGGCAAGCTCTTCGGCGGCAACGTCGAGCCCGTCAAGGCCATGGACATGCTCTTGAAGGCGGCGGAAGTTGGCGACCTGAGCAAGCTGCGCCCCTTCATGCGCGTGATGACGGAGAAGGACAACCCGACCAAGGCGGCGGCAGCGATTGTCACGCACGCCACGAACGGTGCGAAGACCATGCGCGAGTTCCGGGACGGCATGGCGCTGATCTCGAAAGAATCGCGGGACGTGCTCTTTGCGACAGACGAAGGCCGCGTCCTTCGCACGCAGCTTGAAAAGCTGGAAAACCTCGCCAGTAAGATGGCTCCTTACGAGAAGGCCATCGCCAAGGCAGCGGAAAGCGGTCTGAAAGTCCGCGATGTTCCCCTCGGCATGATGATGTTTTATCACTTCATTCCAACGGTAACGGCGTATGCCGGAGCGTCTGGACTGTCACGGTTCATGGCCAGCCCGCGCTTTGTCAAATGGCTCACCGACACGCCGAAGATGCGGACGCCTGGGCAGATCAATTCTCACGTTGACCGACTAGGCTTCCTGATCGAAGCGAGTTCCAACGCGACGGGCCGCAGCATGTGGCGCGACAGCGAGGAATCCAAGAAGGTGCGCGAGGGCGTGAAGGCTGCGGCCAAGGCGACGATTAATCGCGTGGCCTTCATCGGATCGGCCAACGCAGCAGACGGCGGCGCGCAGCCTCAAGGCGAAACGCCGAATGGACAAGGGCCGACACCAGACACGGCCTTTAATGCCATGACCGAGCGCATCGGCAAGGCGGCCGCGTCCAAGGGCATCAACATCAACCGTACCAATCCGCAGGACGTGATTGATGCGGCATGGGAAGCCAGCCCGACTGATGGCATGGCGAACGATATTGAGCTGATCGCCAAACAATACAAGCTCACCCTTCCCTGGGATCGCTGATCCCTTCCTCCCCGTTCCCGCGTCCGTCTTCAACCCGATCCATGAGGTCCGGGAATGCCCCTTGATTCAACGCCGATCTTCTCAATCCTCGACCGCGTAACCGATGCCAACGGCGACCCCGTATCGGGCGGCTCCGTCGAGTTCTACGACGCGGGCACCACAACGCCGAAGACGGTTTATAGCGATTCAACGCTTGCCACGTCTCTGGGCTCCACGGTCAATCTAGATTCTGGCGGCTATCCTGTTTCGGGTGGCTCCACGAAAACCATGATCTACACGGGGACGGCGGCGTTCAAGTGTATCGTGAAGGATGCGGACGGCGTTGCGCTGATTACCCACGACAATGTTCCGGGGGCCGTCACGATCCCGACGACCGACGAGATCGCGTTGCCTGAGACTCCGGTGGTCTCGCGGACCTCGACCTATACGATCCTGACGACGGACCAAGCCAAGCTCATCAACGCAGACCCCACGGGCGGCTCGTTTGCGATCACGCTGCCATCTGCCGTGACGGTTGGCGACGGCTGGCGCGTCGGCGTGCGGCACTCAGCAAACACGACGAACGTCGTCACGGTACGCACGACGGGCGCGCAGACTATCGGCATGCCGGGACAAACGGCGGCTACGTCGGTGTCTCTCACGGGGCTCGGCCATGCGCGCTGGTTTGTCAGTGATGGCGCGGGCTGGACGGTCGATAGCGAAGTGCCGCCGATCATGGGCGGGCCGCTACCATACATCAAGGTGACAGATCGCCTGACGGCCCCGCCGGCATCGCCAACGGGCGGCGCGCGGTATATCATCAACGGCTCGCCAACGGGCGCGTGGTCCACGCTCAGCTTCGCTGAGAACCAAGTCGTCGAGAGCGACGGCAACGGCTCGTGGCTGGGCTACACGCCGGCCAATGGCTGGATGGCCTGGGTTGACGACGAAGACCTTGTGACGGTCTACCATGACAGCGCGTGGGAGGATTGGTCGAACGTCACGGCCCCGACGAGTTCCACGCTCCAGCATGCCGTCTACCAGCACCAGGAGGCCAACGGCACAGTTGGCGGCACGCCGACAACGGGTGCATGGACCAAGCGCACACTCAACACCGAGACCGTCAATACGATCACGGGGGCAAGTCTGGCGTCCGGTCAGATCACGCTGCCGGTCGGAACGTATCTCATAAATTTCCGGCAGGAGTTCTATCGGCCGTCCGAAGTTCAATCCCGCATCAAGGTGATTTCCGGCACGGCCTCGCCTGACCCCATCTTGACGAATTGGGCGCTCTGGTATGGTCTAGACAGCGCAACAGATGCGCCAAGCATTCACGGGGCCACGCCTTCCGGGTTCGGCGTGCTGACGGTTACGGCAACAGCCGTAATCGAGCTCCAATACTACGTATCGGCCAACTTCGGCGGCACAAGCGGCCTCGGTGCCGTGTCTGGAGAGCCGACCGGATCGCCCGAGGTCTACGCTCGCGTTGCGATCCTCTCCCTGGCAGCACAACAGGGTCCGGCCGGTGTGGCAGGACCGCAAGGCGAAGGCGGCCTTGACGCTGCGCATCCCTACCAGTGGGACACGGGGACGACTGCTGCTGATCCAGGTTCAGGCAAATTGCGCCTGAACAACGCCAACCCGGCCAGCACAACGACGATTTATATGTCTGATACCACCTCGGCGGGTGGGTCTATGACCAACATTATCAACTCATGGGACACCTCGACCAGCACGATCAAAGGCCGGTTGCGGTTTTCGGAGGAAGGGTCTGCACAGAATTTTCAAGAGTATTTCGTCACGGCAGTTTCCGACTCTGGATCGTATTTCACAATCACTGTGACTTATATCAATCATTCGGGATCGTTCACAAATGGCGACTCCTTGGCCGTCCTTTACGTTGATAAAGGTGACGTAGGCGAAACGGGGCCAACGGGCGCGGCCGGTGCAGTGATTTACAATACTCGGTCTGGACTGGCTGCGGCTACGGTAGACACCGGGATTGATCGATTTTGGACCAATGGCTACGCGACCGTAAACGACGGCGGCGGTGCGGCCTATAAGAAGCTGTCTGGTGCTCCATCGCCGGTTGAGGCGTGGCATTTCCAAACCGCAAACGGCATCTGGCTGCAACTCGATGTCAATCCAGTGTCTCCCAAGCAGCTCGGAGCCGTGACCGGATCGTCTGCGGATCAAACGACGGCCCTGCAAGCGTGGCTCGACTACGCAGCAGCAACCGGCGCTCCAGCTCATCTCGACGGTTCCTACCGCACGGATTCGGGGATCATCGCGACTGGCGATGGCATTCAGATTTATGGCAACGGCAACGATGTCACGAATACGGGCATTTCGCCGACAGAGTTGCAGACGACGAACGCCAACGTCAACGGCACGATGCTCGCGCTGCGCGGCCACAATATCGTATGCCGAGACTTCGCGGTGGTTGGCGCTGGCACTCGCGCTATCTCCGGGGGCGGCAGAGGCATCTGGATTGGAGACGATTATACAACAATAACCGATGCGGCGATGACCTCGGGGTCGCCAACGTTGACAAGCGCGTCGAGCAGTTTTTCTGCGTCGGATGTTGGAAAGTATATCCATGTAGCTGGCGCGGGAACAGGAGGCGTCGGGGCCACGTTTGGCGTCTTGGCGGCCCCAACTCCGACGACTCTAACATTGTCCGCAAACGCGGGTGCAACCGTGTCGGGTGCCACAGCGTACTATGCAAACCCGTATCGCGGAGTTCTGCTTCAAAACATCAGCACGTCATCACATGGCGTCGGAATAGAGTTTGGTGCCTGCTTCGAGAGCGGCATGATCGCGTGTCATTTGTCAGATTTCGACGCGCTTAAATTAAACTGCGTGGTCGCTCCTGATGGCGGTGATTGTTTCTTTGAGGCGTGCCACTTTTCTGCGAATGCAACATCGGGCAAGGCGGTCCATATTCTGGCTGGTGGCGGCCCACGGTTTACGAACTGCAAGGCACTGACGACACAAGACTACTTTTATATTGATTGGAGGATTGGAATCTCTGGCGGTCCTCTCATCAACGGCTGCTCGCTGGAAAACGGCAGCGGCAGATTCCTGTTCGTAACAGGCTCAGGCAGCGAGCAATTGAATGGCCTTCAGATGCAGAACTGCTGGCTGAATTCTGGCGCGACCATCGTTTTCGACAACGTGGGTTCGGCGTGGTGCCATCGCGTTCTGCTCGAAAACAACAACATCATTGGGAACGGCACCGATAGCCCCATCGTTGATTTTGGGTCTTCTGTTGACTGGTTCCGCATGACGGGCGGCATTGTCGATGGCAATAGCGGCGTGGTCTCAACCGTTGCGGGGGCGGCGGTCGGTATCAATGTCCGGTCGGGTGCCACGTATGGCGTGATCGACGGCGTGATGGTGAAAGGGTGCACAACGCGCATATCGAACAGTTCGACAACGACGATTGTTCGAGACCTGACGCAAACAACGCAGCAGTTTTCTGGAACGGCTGCGGTTCGATTCACAAATACGACAGATAGCGCTAGTAACCCCGCGCTGACGTTGGACAGTGACCGCGCGACCCCGGCCAATAACGACACGGTGTACCAGTCGTACAGGCTCTCGAATGCGTCTGGAACGCAGGTTGAATATGCGCGCATTACTGTGACCGCGACGGACGTAACGGCGGCATCCGAAGATGGGGCCATTCAGTTCGGCGTCGTCAACGCCGGGGCATTGTCGCAGGAGCTATATCTCAGTGCCGGATCATTGCAGCCGAACACGGACGGCGGCCTGACGCTCGGGGCCAGCGGTGCGGGCTGGTCGAGTGCGTTTCTGGCCTCTCTGGCGTCTATCAATATCGGCGCTGGCAACTGGATAGCCACGCACACGAGCGGCATCTTGACGGTCGGCACGGGCGATCTGCGCGTGACGACGGCGGGGACCAATACGGCCTCGGTGGTCACGGTCGGCGGATCGCAAACGCTGACGAGCAAGACGTTGACAAGCCCCGCGATCAATTCGGGAACAGTGGGAACAACGCTTAATCCATCCGCCAACGACGCGGCGACGTTGGGGCAATCGGGCACGGCGTTTTCCGATCTGTTCCTAGCACCCGGCGCTGTCATCAATTTCGATGCGAGTAACGTTACAATAACGCACGCTGCAAATAAACTGACGATTGCTGGCGTTTCGAGTGAATTGGTCGTCAATGGCGGCGGAAGTGGTTCGTCGGATGTAAATATCGGGCGGTTTTTGTCTGGCGCGGGCGGAACTCAGATATCGTTCCAGAACACGGGCGGAACTGCCGCGTCGGTTTCTATGGGGTCAACGGGTGGTGGAAATTTCGACCTCCAGGCTGCTGCAAGTCGCGGTCTGTTGGTGCGTAAGGCTGGCGGCATTTACACGTATGTGCGGGCTGGACCGCTCAACGCTTGCTACGACATAGCGATTCCTGCCGGTGGCACGGCAGGCGAAGGCGTCACGGTATCGTCAACAAGCAACTTCGGCATGTTCTTCGGGTCCGGCGCTCCGACGCTTTCGGCCGCGCAGGGATCGCTTTATCTCAGGTCTGACGGCAGCAGCGCCAGCACGCGGCTTTACGTCAACACCAACGGCACGACCGGCTGGACCAACGTAACAACGGCGGCATAACCATGACTCTCGAAGACATCGTAAAGCGCGATATGGCGTCGGCCATGTGGGCAAAGCAGACACTTGAAGCAGAGTTGCACGCAGAGCGCGGAAAGCGCGAGGAAGCCGAGAGGAATCTTGCCGCCGCCATGGCGCAGATCGAAGCGCTGCAAGAGGCAAAATCCGAGGCCGCAGAATGAGCGACGGCCTATGGGTATTCCTTGGGCTGGTGCTGGTTGCGCTTGCCATCTGGCGGCATGGAGCACGGGCTGAAAGATCAGCCCCGCAAGAAACGACGTTTCGACCGCCACGGGGGATCGAATGAAACCATTTGATGACCTTGGCCACGCTGTAGCGGCTCAGAAGCCGCTGCGGCTGGTCAGACGTGAGCCTGGGCGGCTTCCCGATCCGGGGCAATGCGTTGATGC